GGGCCTTACACAGGCATCGCTACAACCGGCACCACTGGTTCTGGTTTGACCGTTGATGTCACCGTGTCTTCCAGCAATGTCACCGCTGTTGCCATTAATGCTGGTGGTAGTGGTTACACCGCTGGTGACACCGTAAAGGTCAGCGGCACCCTTCTTGGTGGTTCATCACCTGCTGATGATCTCACCATCACGATTGGCACCGCCTCGCCTATTACGGCTGGTGGTGACACTGCAGGTGCAGCTAACCACATCAACATTGACTACGCCGAGTTTGCGGCTGTCTGTCAGGTGAAGGAGTTCAGTATCGACCTCTCTCGCGAGTCGATCGATACGACCTCTCTTCCTTGCGGCACTGGCACTTCGTCTGCTCAGGCACCATTCCGTACCCAGCAAGCTGGTTATGCCAGCGGCGAGGGTTCGATGACTGTGCAGTTCACTGAAGATCAGAACAGTCTGGCCAATCGTCTGCTGGCTAACAGCATGCGAAAGAACCAGTCTGGTGCTGAAGTGCGTCTGTTTGTCAATGCTGTCGATGACGGCACCGGCAAACCTGATCTGAGCAAGAGCCTCTACATTCAGGCTCCGATCTCTATCCTTGGTTTCAACTTGTCTGTAACCCCTGAGGATGTGACCACTGCAGAGCTGAACTTCAGCCTGTCGGGTCAGCCCACCCATCTGTTCGGCTGATTACGCTGAGCCTGTCAGTGTGGTAGCTCCACTGGCAGGGGTGCGAATGTTCAAAAGGGGCAGGAGGTGCATGCGGTGCCTTCTGCCCCTTTCCCCTTTTATGCTGTAGAGCGAGCTACAACCTATCTACATGAGTGCTGCACTAGACCGCATCAAGAAAGCCGTCAGCCTGAAGCCACAGCGCAAGACTGTTGAGCTGCCTGATGGTTCAGAGTTTGAGTATTACGCACCGCCGATCACCTTGGCGCAACGTAACCGTGCGCAGAAGCTCGCTGGTGATGACAACCCCACCAACTTTGCTATTCAGCTGCTGGTGATGATCGCCCAGGATGAGGATGGCGGCAAGCTGTTTGATGTAGGCGACATCGCTGAGCTAAAAAACGCGCTGCCTGCGTCTGTGGTGGAAAGCTTGCTGCTGCAGCTGCTGACAGAAGCTGAGGTAGATGAGGTTGAGCTGGACCCAAAAGGATCGCAGCGGACCTCAAGAAAGACGGCCAGCTAACGCTTGAGTTGATGGTTGCGGAGAAGCTAGGCAAAACGCTTGGTGAACTCCGTGACCAGATCACGTTTGAGGAGCTGCTGCTTTGGGCTGCGTTCTATGAGCTACGAAGTCAAGAGGAGAAGGCTGCGATAGATAAAGCCAAGCGTCGCCGTCGATAGACTGGGATGAGGTATCGGCGGCATTGTGGCAACCCAGTTCGCGGTCGATCTTGTCTTTAAGTCACGAGGAACCGACAAGCTCAAAGGTCTTACTGGCAGCACGCAGAAGCTTGACCAGGCAGCGCGCAAGGCTCAGGGCGGACTGAATGGAGCATCGAATAATGTCCGAAAGTTTGGTCGTTCTGCCCAGGGAGCAAAAGGGTCAGTTGATGGACTGAAGGGCAGCATGGTCGCGCTGAAAAGCGCTGTTGCCGCTCTTGGTATTGGTCTAATCGTCAAGGGCTTTGTCGATATTGCAGGGGCTGCAATCAAGGCATCGGGTGACATCGCAAAGATGGAAGCCTCGTTTGCAAGCCTTACGGGTTCAACTCAGGCAGCGAAAGACCTTAGGGAAGAGCTGTACAAGCTTGGACTTGAGACACCGTTCGAGGATCAGGAGCTTCTTAATTCAGGCAGGCGGTTTCTTGCTGTTGGCGTTGATGTCGAGAAGCTTGGCGGAACGATCAACCGCGTCGGTGAACTTGCGGTGCAGTCTGGGCAATCGCTTGACCGCCTCGGACTGATCTATGCACAGATTTACGCCAAAGGCAGGCTGCAGGGCGAGGAGAACCTGCAGCTGCTTGAAGCAGGCGTCAACCTCAACAAAGAACTAGCGCAGGTCACAGGAAAGTCTGGCGCAGCATTGCAAGAAGCAATGTCCAAGGGTCAGGTCTCAATCGAGCAAGTGAATGAGGCCATTGTCCTTGCCACGGGCGAGATGCGTGGTCTGGATGAGGCGTCCAAGACTGCCGCCATTCAGCTGCAGAACATTGGCACAAGCTTCAGCTTGCTTGGCACTGAGTTTTCAAAAGCGCTTGAGCCTGCGTTCCGCGCAGTATTTGGTGTCATCAACGCAGGTTTTGAGGCAGTCTTCCCGAGTCTTGATGCGCTTGAAGCTGCTTTTGCCCCAATTCTTACAGAGGCAGAACGCTTTGCTGAGTTACTAGAGGGCAACCCTGAGCTTGTTAACGCCATCGCGACTGTGATGGACAGCCTGTTGCAGCAGGCGTTGTACCCAATGGTGGATGCAGCGAAAAACTTTAACGACTGGCTTGATCAGAACCCTCAAGGTGTTATCAACGTCGTTTTAGATATTGAGCTTGCAATTCGTCAGGCAGTAGCCACTGCGCAGGTCTTGGTCAGCATTCTGGATGCTGCTGCAAAGCTTGCCTCAGCAATCAATCCAGTAGCCCAGATTGGGAACATCAAAGGGGGCTTTGACGCTTTAGGGAGGGGTGACGCCAAGGGAGCACTTGATTCGTTTGGCAAGATCAGTGGGGGCAGCATCCCTGGAATCCTTGATGATGTTGCCGCCGCGATGACAAAGCTGGGTGAAATACCCCAGATGCAACGCTTGCCCGTTACTCCTTACGGTGGCAGTGCTAGCAGCGGTCGTGCAGGCGACTTAGACAACGGGCGTGTTGGCACTGATGGCACTGGTGGTGGTGCTGGTGGTGGCAAAAAAGGTCGTGCAGGTGCCAAGCCCAAGACCGACGACCTAGCCAAACTTCAAGCTGAACTGAAGCTGCTGCAAGACCAAGCAGCGATTCAGGACAAGATCAACGCAGCTGAACTTGCCGGTGATCAGCTTCTGGTCATGAGGCTTGAGGGTGAACAGGAGCGGCTGAACATTCTGTCAAGAGGCGAAGAAGCGATCCGCAAGATGAACACCGCAGAGGGTAAGGCTCTGCAGGGACAGATCCTCAATCAGAAACTGACAGACCAGAAGGTCAAACAAGAACAAGAACTTGCTCAGCTGGCTCAGGACAGCCTGAAGCCGCTACAAGACGAGATTGAACTTCTGCAGGCTCGCCTTGATGGCACCGAAGACGTCCTCAAGGCTGAGCGTGAGATTGCAAGGCTTAAGGCTGCTGGCGTGTCTGGGAGTGAAGCCACTGCACTTGTTGAAAGCCGCAACCAACTTGAGAAACAGGTCGAAGCGCAGGACAAGGCAAGAGCTTCAGCAGAGCAGCTTGCTGGTTCGATTGCTAGCTCTTTGACGGGTTCCCTGCGCGGTTTGATCGACGGATCAATGTCAGCAGAGGAAGCTTTGAGCAACGCCTTCCAAGGCATTGCTGATGCATTCCTCGACATGGCAATGCAGATGATCCAAGAGTGGCTCAAGATGCAGATGATAGAGATCCTGACTAGTGGTGCCGGTGGTGGGCTATTCGGCGGCGGCTTCAAGATGTTTGCTGAGGGTGGTTATGTCACAGGTCCCACTAAGGCAGTTGTTGGTGAAGGCGGTGAGCCTGAATACGTCATCCCTGAATCCAAGATGGCCGATGCAATGCAGCGTTACGCTGGCGGTGCAACTGGAGACAACGTTGTTAACGGACCTTCGTCTAGCGGTGGCGGTGGCGCAGCTGTAGCAGAGGCTCCAACCCCAATCACCATCAATGGAGGCATCACCCAGTTTGGCGGCAATGACTACATTCGGAAAGAAGAGCTACCTAAGATCATCGAACAATCCAGCAAGCTGGGCGAGGCTCGCACGTTACGCAGGCTGCAGATGAACCCAGGATCCCGTCGTCGGATTGGTCTGTAAATGGAAGACACCTACGCCATCGCTCATTACCTAACCTTCACGATCCCCGAGATCGCGGTTCAGTACCGCTTCCAAAATTTCTACATCGGGGAAAATGTGGAATGGGTGAATGGCATTCATTCCTTCCTGCCCTTTGGTTTCAGTGGCGTTACGGTGGACCGCAACGGCGGCAACGTCGAATCAAGTTTGGTCTTCCCTAACAGCGATCTTTCCCGTGATTGGGCGTCGCAAGCGATTGAGCAGTTTTGGCTGGCACGCATTCGAGTCGTGCGCGTTGACCCGACAGATTCAAAGGTTGCCGCTAATGACCCTGACAAGTACAGGCTCTACAACTACACAGGACAAGTCAGTGCTGGGACATGGGACGAGACCAAGGTGGTGCTATCTCTGACCAGCGTCTTGGATGCTGTTCGAGGTAACGTCCCCAACCGTCGTCTCAACCGTTTGCTTTGTGGACACCTTCCAACGACGAATCGCATCTCCGTCTGATCTAATCGGGATGCGTTACCGCCTTGGCGGCACAGGGAGTGACAGCACCATTGACTGCATCAACCTCGTTTACCGTGTCCTGGAATGCCTTGATATAGAGACCCCACGATTTGACCCCGATTGGTACAACGCCAGTAGTTTCAGGATCATGCGTGACATCAGGCGATGGGGAATTCTGGTCTCTCAGCCTGCTTATAGTGGGGACACCGTTTTGTTCAAAAACGACCGCGTCGCATTTGGAGTTGTATGGGATCGGGGTCTGTTGACGGTAAGCGAAGCAACCAAGGCCGTGATCTGGCATCCCTTATCGGCCCACAGCGAGTCCCCGTTGTACTGCTTCCGTACGAAAAACAGCTTGCGGAGACAATCGGTTTAACCGATGAGGAGTTTTATGCGTTCAAGTTAGAGCTAGAACGCAACGCAAAACCTAGACCGGCTGAGTATGACCACATCCCAGACATTAGATGTGATCCGGTAAGCATCATCGTCTCGATTGCTGTTGGAGCAATCCTGACAGGCGTGAGTGCATTGCTAGCGCCAAAGCCTAAGCAGCAAGAGCGTGAAGAACGCAAGCAGATCCAACAATCGGATTTGACTGGTCCGACGCGATATAACAGCACCTACGGATTCGACAGTGTCGGGGAGATCGCAACGTGGTCAACGACGGTGCCGATTCCTTTTGGCAAGTATGTCAACGCCGACGGCGTTGTCTCCGGTGGATTGCTGATGAATCCTGACCTGGTTTGGTCTCGACTCTTCAGCTATGGAAGCAAACAGGTCGCAAAGCTTCTCTACGCCGCAGGCGAATGGGGCGCTGCCGTTCCTGCCCCTGAAAGCACCTACGTCGGGACGCAGCCACTCTCAAAGCTAAGCGAGCACAACTTTGCGGTCTATTACAGGTCTGGACAGGGCAACAACCGTATTAAGGCAAGTGATCTAATCAGCGGCACCAGAGGCACGCCAGCATCAGGTGATCCTGAGGTTGAGGATGAAATCTTCAGTTGTCCAACTGCTGAAGCTGAAGTCGATACAGGATTTTCCTATAGCTATACCCCAACAGGTGATACAGCCTTTGGTACGTACAACATCATCCCCAATGGCACCATTCAGCGGGTCAACTGGAAAATTGTTAGCAGACCAGATGATGTAAAAGGTGAAGATGGCGACGCTCGCCCCAAGGCAGAACGGCAGAAGATTTGCGGCAGGTTCGACCAAGGCATGCCAGGCGTTGGTCGTAGCTATGGCCGCATGATGGGTCTTTACGCCTACCAAGCACCTGGCGGAAGCTGGGTCGAAGCAACAGAACGAATCGATGTTGCCGTTGATGTTGGTTGGCGTGTCAGATTTCTGATCAGCGTTCTTGAGTTCAAGGATAGGTATGACCCGACTGAGGGCGGCGTTACACAACAAGACATTCAAAGCCGCAGTGTTAACGAAAGAGCCCGCGCTGATGACCTGCTGCAGTTAGGCGAGACAATCCAGATCGGTCGCATGACCTGGGTCGTTGAAAACAGGCATGTTTCGATCTGGACCGAAGACAGCAATGAGCAGATCATTGAACTGAGATGCGTTGAGCGGTTTGGCTCTCCGTTCATAACGCTGGCTTCGAAGGTGATGATCTTCGATCGGACCAGTAGGTATCTTCAGCGCACAGCAAAGCCGGGCGAGAACTTAAACGCTAGAAATCACATTGGCCTAGCCGCTTCTCCGTTGGCTTATCAGGCAATGGGACTAGTGCGGGCAGTCAGGAAATGCGATGTTATTGAAGTTGGCATCCGCAGTCAGGTTTGGCAACAGTTCAATGGGCTATGCAACTTCCAAGAGATCCCGACTGAAAGCGAGCTGCAAGACTTTGACGACGACAACGTCACGCTTACCAATGGCGTGATGAACCTCTACACGTACAGATCCTCGTGTTTCACAATCAAGGTACGCAAGGCAGGTCTTGACCCGACGGGTAAGGCTTACGAATGGAGCCCACTGAACAACCAATTTGTGGTTCGTGGCAACCAGCCTGTTGATCAGTACAACTTCGTGAGGCTTTACTTCCCATTTAGGGAGGACAAGTACGAGTTCAGGTTTGAGCCTTTGCCTGGGGATGTGGCCCTGCGCTTTGACGCGAATGAGATCTTTGAACAGCTAGACGCTTCCACTGGAACGATGCAGTCGATTACTGCATCTAGCTCCTACGGCGATTTTGTCATCAAGTACGCAGGTAGGCGAGTTGCACAAGCGACGCTAGTTACGAACCCTGAGACTTCAGGCAAGGCAGTCGGCTACGACGTCAGTGACACCAACACTGGTGCAACTCTGGTGTCAATCGTTGATTACGACACTGAGGCGTATGACACTGACCACGGCAAGGCTCATGGCTGGCGCTCTGAGGTGCTTGGCTTTCCGCAGTTGTATCCCAACCAGACTCGATCTCGGACTATCTATAAAACCATTGGCAGCCGCAGTGTTGGTATCGAGGTGACATGTACCAGCGTCTACTCGCCTGGCTTGCAATCACGACCTGGTTATCAGCCTGAGCTTTATGGATCCTATGTGTGGGACAAGCCTCGGCTTCGTGTTGTTAGCAGCACCCCTGGCTGGACGGTAGGCGACACCTTTGACAAGGGTTACGCGATCACCAGCGATCCTGCCACTGGCAACAACAAGTTCCTTGCTGAGGCGTATGCAAAAGGCGCTCGAACAGTAATCGCCAACATGCGTGTTGACGCAATCGGCTCTTCAACAGTCGACCCAGGGTATGTCAAACCCACAACTCGTCTCTTTGCTGTTGGGTCCCAATTAGCTGATGTCGACTACTACCCAGGGCTGATTAACAAAAGCAACGCATCAGCCCCTGAGCACACCATCGTCTACGTCAACGAAATGGTGGATAACAGCACAGCTCCTACTTATTACAACATGAACATGTACGGGCTTTCCGTACGTGCGTCAGGACGCTTGACGGATGTCAGTCAGCTTCGCTACTGGATTCCTGGTGGAGTGCAGGTTTATCGCACCGATCCAGACTCAGTTGTTGATGGCAACGGGGAAAGGACTGGCCGCAGCAACCTGTTCTCGGACCTCGTCTGGTATCTGCTGACCAACAAAGACACTGGCGTGGGCGATCTGATCTCAAGCGCAATGCTTGATGAGGAAAGCTTTGTACAGACCAGTCGGTTCCTGGCACGCAATCACATCTTCTGCGACACCGTCATCCAGGATGCAGTCAACATCAGGGAGTATGCAACAAGCATGGCCCCGCTGATGCTATGCAACTTCGTGATGGTCGAAGGACGATTTGCCGTCAAGCCTGCCATCCCAGTTGATGCCGCTGGTGGTATCAGCTTGGGTCCTGTTGAGATCAAAGCGATCTTCACTGCAGGCAACATCATCGAAGGAAGCTTTGAGATTGATTACCTGCAGACAGAAGAACGAGCACCGTTCAAAGCATCAGCTACCTATCGGACGGGCGAAGCAAGACAGCTCCCAGAGGAGAGCAATGTTTTTGTTCGCTACGCAGGTGCTGCTTCTGCAGACCTAGAGGGCACTGTTCCCTTGGAAAGCTTCCCCATGGCTGAATGGTGCACCCGCAAGGATCAGGCGGTTCTTGCCTGCAAGTACATGCTGGCATTGCGCAAACACGTGACCCACACCGTGAAGTTCCTCACATCTCCTGAAGGTCTTGGTCTTGCTCCAGGTGACTACATCAAGGTGAGCACAATTTCAAACCCCTTTAGCTCTAGTCGGCTTGGCACCATTACCACTGACGGGAATATCAAATCGCTTTCACCGATAGAGGATGGAAGCTACGAGGTCACGGTCTACACCCCTGGATCTGACGCATCCCAGAAAGCGACGTTGACCGTTAAGAACGGAGAGTCCACAACGCTCAAAAACGTTGTCTTCTCGTTGAATCAAGCAACGAACACCTCTGGTGTTTATCAAGTTGAGCAGCTCACGGTCAACGATGACCAGCTGGTTGAAGTGGTCGCTAGCAGCTTTCCTTGTGATGACAACGGGGTCAGTAGAATTAACCAGGACATCCTTCAGGATGACGGCAACACGATCTGGGCAGTGAGCGAATGACCAGCTACCCCGCAATCACGCCGACATCCCGTTCCTTTAACGCTGGCAACTGGCCAATCAAAACCTTCAATGCCCAAAACGGGGCAGAGGTGCGGATCCTGTATGGCAGCCAGCGGTACAACCACTCCATGAGCCTGACCTACGAGAACATCCCAGACGCACTGGCTGAGCAGTTTATGGAGCACTACTTTGAACAGCTTGGGACCTACAAGACATTTGCTGTCGCGATGGACGCTTCGAAGATAACCGCAGGATGGGAGGGCTCTTCTGATTTTTTCAATGCTGGGTTTCGCACGAAGTACCGCTACGCTCAGCCGCCAGTGCTGAGGTCTGTCTATCCAGGCGTCTCTACAGTGCAGGTTGAGTTGCTCGCAACGCTGTTACCGGAGGCCGTATGACTTACTTTTCTGGTCAGCATGGGAGCTTGTACATCGACTCGGTCAA